GCACAAGAGATGGAAGCTACAGAAAACTCTACATTTACAGGTGCAAGGACTTGGACCATTACCTATGACAAAGGACATATATCACACATTTTAATTGACGAATATGGCAACAAGCTGATATAATGTGGGCTAAGTACTGAGCCTAGGCAAAGCAGGTACTCCTAATATTTAAGGGAGTATTTGTTTTGGACAAAAAACAACCAAAATTACTAAACGATATAAAAGCTGAAAAAGGCAAAGACTACGATACTGTCGTAGACCAATTAGAAGAAGCCGACCGAACTATCGGTGGTGACCCTCGTCTTCGTGGGATGTTAGCATCTCAATTTCAAACTGCCCAAAATGCTTTACGTTACATGTCGCTTGACTGGGATGAATATGAAGACCTCTTATTTGTCCAAGGCAGAACCCCTGACAATGCTAAAGTTCGTTTAAGTGAAGGCTCACTTTCTACTATTGTTATAGAGCGTGCTGGTAGAGTTATGGCTAACTTACCACAGGGTACAGTTAATGCTTTAGGTTTACAAAACCAAGGTAAAGGTCAATTAATGGACCTCGTGCTTGAAAAGTGGATATACCCTAACGCTAATTACCAGTTTGATTTAAAGACTAAGCTATACATGTGGGACATGTACTCAAACGTATATGGCTCAATGGCTATGTGTTACGACTGGACATATACACAAAACTACGTTGGACCTGATTGTTGGTTAGTTCCAATTAGAAACTTCTTTCCACAACAGGGACGATATTCAATTCATAACTGTGACTTTGTGTTTATTTCCAACTACATTAGCCGAGAATACCTTGAGGAATTAGTTGAAGAAGGTGTAACTGATTATGACCTTGATGCTATTGCACAGGTACTTGAAAAGACTAAACGTGGTGGTACACGACCTTCTAGCTACAATGATTACTTGCGACACAACCCAATGTTTCAATACCGAAGACGAGCGGTATTTACTGACACAGGTGAAATTGAAGTTGTTACTAAGTACGAAGCTGGTGATGACGGACGCTGGATAGATTTCCTACCTGACTTTGGTAATTTAGTTATTAGAAACATTCCTAACCCACATCAAAACGGAAAGATTCCTGTAGTAGTTAAATATGCTATGCCTACACTTGATTCCATTATTGGGCTTGGTGACATGGAAAAAGGACGATACGCACAATACGCTATTGACACTGTTACAAACTTATTAGTTGATGGGCTTAAGCTACGAACCTACCCACCAATTAAAGTACTAAACGGCAATGTAGTCATGCCGACTGTTAGATTCCAGCCTGGTGCTAAGTGGCTTGTGTCTAACCCTAACGATATTAGTCACCACCAGTTCCCAGATGTAGATGGCAACAACAATCTCACATTCCAAATGCTTCAGGGCATAATGAGTAACATAACAGGTCAAACTACCACGAGAGCTAGTGGTGAATCCAATACTCCAACCGAAGGTAAAACTCCACAAGCTATTCAAGCTCAGAATGCTAGTCAATCCACACGTGATGATATTGACACTAACTTCATGGACAAAGCTATTGAAGAGCTATTTAACGGTATGATTAGCTTAATTAACGATGTAGAACACGATGAACCTATAGAACTTTACATGTTTAATGAAGAAATTGGACAAATTGCTGAGAGTTACCCAGACGTAAAAGACGCAATCAAGGTATCTAAAGACGGAAGAACTGCAAAAATTACCTTAAAACCTAGCCGAATTAAAAATGAAAAGGGCTATGTTTACAAAATTAAGGCTCGTTCTACATATAAACAAGAAAAAGAAGAGCAGCACGCACAATTAATGGAAATCCACCAAACATTGATGGCAAATCCTGGAATTATGGACGCACAATTACAGCAAGCTGGAATAAGATTTGATTATGGCGAATATTACAAAGAACTTCTGCAAACTGGTGGCATAAGAGACGTCAAACAACTACTTAAACCAATACCTCAACAAGGTCAGCAACAAATGCCAGGCCAACAACAGCAAAGCGGACCACAAGAAAGTCTACGTGAGACTATAGATATTAAAGATTTACCGCCTGCTGGAGCTGCTCAAATGGCTCAACAAGCTGGTATTAACATTAATCCACAAGATTTCTTACAATACGAACAACAAAAACTTCAAATGGAAACACAAGCTAAGATTGCAATGGAGCAAGCTAAAAGTGGAATGCAGCCTGCTGTAGCCCCACAACAAGCACAGATGGGTCAAATGCCACCTCAGGGTATGCAACAGCCTCAGGAAGCCCCAGAAACGTCTCAGGGACAAACTATGGGACAAGGTCCTACAAGTATAGGTGACCCAGAGATTGCACAGGCTATGGCACAAGTAAGGGCACAAATGGGAGGAAGGTAAGATGAACAAAGGACAATCAGCACTAAGGGGGAGTATGCGAGTATCGTTCGATGACACACTTTACAATCCACCTGAAGTAGTAGAAAACCAAGAAATAGAACAAGAAGAAGACAACATAATTGAAGTGTATGCTTCACTTAATGACCACCCAGGATGGGTACTGATTAAAAAAGACTTTGAGAATACGATTAACTCGTATCGTTCTGGTAAACCATTACAGCAAGCAATACCTACAAAGTCACTTGAAGAAATTGGAAGACTTACCATAACCACCAATGCAATAGCAGATGAACTAGAAAAAATAATTCTAACTGTTGAAACAGCTGTAGCACAGGTAGAGGAAAAGATTAAAGATGGACGAAGAAGCCAACAAGGAAATTAAACAGGAGATAATTAATGCCCAACCTGCACAATTCCCAGATTTTAACAAAATTAACGAAAGACTTAGAGATGAAGCCAAGCATAATGTTAATCATTCCCCTATTCAGCAAGGCCCATATCTTATCTGTAGGAGTTGTACACAACAGCATACGATTGCTTGGATTGGCACGGAAAAAATGCTTGTTGGTGTTAAAGAGAATGGAGAGCCTATTTTGAAAGCAAGATAATGCCCTTCAACTCCTGTTCGTCCCAAATAGATGAGCAGGCGTTGGGGGACATCACCCCCAGGTGACGCACGAACCTTTAACAAGTGTGATTAGAAAGGAGCAGCCATGGCTGATTCAGAACAGACGCAAAACACCACCCTTGCTGGTGGAGCATCAGATTCGTCATCAGATGTAAGTTCAAATGCAAGTGCCGAAACACTACAACCATCTAACGCCAATGTCGATAATGGTATTGATGAGGGTAATAGTAATTCCGACTCCAGTGATGGGAGTGACGGTGTAGACAGTAGTGATGGGGCTCGACAAAGACCTTCTCGTGCAGAGAGGCGAATTAGCGAATTAACAAGTAAAATTAGGGAATTAGAAGATGCTTTACAACATCCCAGCAATCTCCAAGAGACGCTGTCTAATACTCAAGTAAATCCATCAAGTGTTCAGTTGCCTGACTACTCGATGATGGCAGAAGTTAGCCCAGAGCAAATCAAAGCTGACATCATTAATGCCGCATCGCAGATAGTAGACCTGAAAATGCAAACGACCGCAAAGGTTTTGGAATCTAACTTGACTAGACAACAGGCTGTTGAAAAAAGAGCTCAAGAAATAGAGAAAGCAGAACAAAAATATTCTGTACTCAACCCTAATAACGAAGATTATGATGAGGACTTGGTACATGAAATCACTGAATCATACAGTGAAATATATTCCAAAGACCCTACACTTAGCTTTACAAAGTTCCTACAACCTTTAACACGATTATTGGATTCTGCGTCAAATACAAAACCAAAAGGTGCGAATAATCAAGAAGTATCATCTAAGGGGAAGTCAGCGATTAAACCTTCTAACTCACCATCAAAGAGTCAGAAACCGTTTGAACAAATGACAGCTTCAGAGATGGAACAATACTTTGCTTCAAAGAGAGTTCGTTAAAAAATAAAGGTATAAATCAATGGCAGTATTAAATACTACTAGCTCACTATCAAACGAAGTCGCAGTTTACTACGAAAGACGTTTCCTAGAAAGAGCACGTGCTATGTTAGTACATCAAGAAGGTGCTCAGTTACGAGCCTTAGAAGGCAACGCTGGAAAGCAAGTAATCTTTAACAGATTCCGCCCACTAGCTTTAGCTACTACAGCTCTATCAACTGAAGGTACCAACCCTGCATTTGTTTCACTTGTAGACGACCAAGTTACAGTAACTTTGGCTGAATACGCAAACTCAGTACAGGTATCACGCCTCTTGGGTACAGTAGACATTGATGACCGAGACAAAGAGAAAATTGATGTTGTAGCTCAGAACATGGGTGAAACATTGGATGCTCTAGTACGAAACGCTTTGCACAGTGGTGCAACTGCTCTTACAACTGGTGCTAACCTAACAGCTGCTAACGTAGCTCAGGCTGTAGCAACTCTTAAAGAGAACAAAGCCCTAATGTACGATGGTACATTTGGATGGATTGGAAAGATTCAGCCTCAAACTGAATATGACCTAATCCTTACAACCACATGGCAAAGTGCTGCTGCATACTCAAATGTTCAAGCTCTATACGCTGGTGAAATTGGTGCACTTTACGGTGTACGTTTCTTAGTTACTAACCAAGGTTACACAACCGCTGGTACTCCAGTAACTTATGACAATTACATCCACGGACGAGAATCATTTGGTGTATACGACAACCAACTAGATGCTCCTAAGCTCTACATTGTCACTGGTGCAGATTCAAACAACCCTGCAGAACGATTCCATGTAATTTCATGGGCAGGTCAGTTCGCAAGCGTTGTCTTGAACAGCAACTGGGTCATAAATGTTGTAACTCAGGCTTCTATTTCTTAATAGAACTTCCGTTACGCATAAGGGGTAGGAGTTTAATTACTTCTACCCTTTTTAATTTAATTAAGGAGAACATATGGCAACAATTAATAAAACATCTTCCGAATCAGGAATAATGAAACCAGCTAACATAGATGGTGATGCACCAAGAGCAAAACTAATTACACAACTAACAATAGATGAGCTTTACGAAGAATTAGAATCAAAAGATTTAATAGCAATAGCTAAAGAAACTATTAAAGACATAGAACTAGAAACTCAAGTAGATGCTTTTCTAGCTATTCACCACGAAGCATTAGACGCTAACGAAGATAGAATGGCCCAAGTATTAAACATAGAACCTTGGGATGTAAGAGACCGACTTAAAGAGTTAGGTTATATATTTCCTGAAGGAGCGTAGTAAATGAATCCTAAAAATCTAGACCCATCTAGACAGATGGATTATTTAAAGATGCAAGAAAAAACCAATAATCCTAACATATCAGACCAAGAACGTAAAAAAGCTGAAGAAGTTATGTATGCTATACGTGACCAATCTAAACATCCATCAATAGCTAGACTTAGAGAAAAAATGACAGTAGCTATTCGTAATGGTGACACAGCATTAGCAGAAAAAATAGGTGAACAAGCAAAGAAAATTGACCGAAACTATCGTTTCTGATATAATGTAATGGTACAAATCACTTTGAAATCAAAGAGTTGTGCCCTTAATAAGGCATGGCTCTTTTTCTTTTATAGGAGAAAATAATGGCAGATGTAAGTTATAATTCAGTAGCGACTCCAGGGGGTAATCTACCTTATGTAGGCAATGCTGATTATCGTGGGTATTTAAATTATTTGGCAACCTCAGGTGGTGATAGTAATGCACAATCATTAATTGGTAGTAATGGTGGGTTGGGTTATGTAAATAACCAAGGACAAGTAACAGGAACTACCGACCCAAACCTTATTAATGAAAACAAAAATGCTTATAGTCAATATCAAAACTTAACTGGGACTGCAACACCTGCAACATCAACAGCTGGTTCAGGAAACGCAAGTGGGCTATCAAATACTGGTAATTCACAAATGCTTGATGCAATTACAAAAGGTGCACAGAATAATATAAACAACTTATATGGCCAACGAGATACGGCTGTAGCAAACTATGGAGTTGATACATCTAACGCAGCTAAATATTATAGCGATGAATCTAAACAAGCAGCAGACACAACTCAAGGCAACGTAAATTACTATGGTCAACAGAATGCAAATACAGCAGCTTCGCAACAACTTTCACTAGCTCAATTAGCAGACCAAATAAGAAGTGGTAATCAAAGTTTTCAAAACTCATTGGGTAATATGGGTGCAGGTAGTTCCAGTGCAGTTCAAATGGGCGAATATGCGTTTGGTAGACAAAAAGCTATGGCTCAATCAGCAATTAATTTAAATGCGGCAGAACAAACAGCATTAATTAAAAAACAAATTGATTCAGCGATTATGCAAGGCCAAGATGCACAGCAAATTGTTTCAGACCAAAAAACTCAAGGGCTTCAGACTATAAAAGAAAAGTTACAAACAGATTTAGCTAATATAGACAATGCAATAAGTACAGCTACTACACAACAAGCAAGAGATATTTTATATTACACAAGAAAAGATTTAGTTGGTACAGCATTAGACCAGTTGAACAATTTAGACCAAACAATAACTAATAGTAAACAATATTTAGCTAACGCGTTGTCTCAAGGTACTACAAATGCCAATTCTTATGCAATGACAGCATCACCTACTAAGCCACAAGCTGCAGAACAATTACCAACTCCTAACTTCAACCCAGGAGCAGGACTTTCAAACATATTTAACCAATAGGAGGAACAATGTTTCCCAGAAAACCGCTAGACAGTTCAAATCCGTTTGGTACACCTGTACCTTTGCAACCTACTCAGTTTAGTCAAAACGTTAATATTGGAAATGTCTCAAATCCTTTAAATATTAAACCTGTTTTTCAACCTCAAAATACTCAACCAGCTTTTCAACCTCAAAATACTCAACCTATTGGTTCTAACCAAGGGGTTCAAGATGTATGGACTGTTGGCAGATTAATTCATGATATAACTCATAACCCTATTACAAATGGTATAGGGTCTATTGCTAAAGACGCAGTAGCAAATGCTATAGCTATAGGTTCTGGACCAGTTGCAGGTATTACAAACTTTGGTGTGAGTGCTACAGAAGGAGCAACAGGATTACCTCAAACTAAAGGAATGACACCACAAGAATTAGTTAAATCTAACCCAACTGTAAACAATGTATATAACTGGGCAACAGATAATGGTAAATCAAACCCGTATGACCCTAAAACACAATTATTAAATGACGCTGAAATTGCTAGTTTATTTGTTGGAGGTCCATTAGATAGGGGAGTTGAAGCATTAGCAAAACCTATAATAACTAAAGCATTAATTAAACCTGCAGAATCTGCAATAACTAAATTAACAGGTAAAGCAGCAAGTCAGGCTGCAATTAAAACTGCTACAAACATAGGTACTAAAGTAGCAAAAGGAGCATTAACTGGAGGTGCATATAACTCAGCATTTGCAGGTATAGGTGCAGCAAAAGAAAACAAAGGTTATGGAGAAATAGCTAAACAAGCAGCTATGGCTTATCCTGTAGGTGCAGCATTAGGTGTAGGTGGTGAAGTATTGGGAATGGCAGGCAAAGGTGCTAAAGATGCAGTTGTAAATAAAGTTCAACAAACATTAAGCGACAAACGTGAAGGTGCTATTCAAAATATTATTAACAATATTAAAGAATCAGATAACAATGTTAATTTTGGCAAAGATTTACAAGAAAACTTAAACAAGATTTCAGGTAACGTGACGGCTGACCATTTGATGGTATATCAACTGATTAAACATGTACCAGACTTTAAACCAGAAGATATGGAAGCAGTATTTCATTATGCGGAAAACCCAGCTGAAAAATTAACTTCACAACAACAATATATTTATGACAAGTTTGTTAAACCTTTAAGAGATGCAAGAGCAAGAAGTAATAGGAGAATGGGACTTGATGATTTGGCTAACAGCTATATGCACCGTATTGCTAAAAATAAAGGTACATCATTAGAGCGAACATGGACAGGTGAAAAAGGTAGAGTTGATGAAGTAGGACCACTTACACAATCTGCACCTTCTGATAAATCACGTGTTTATAAAGTTATTACAGATGGCAAACAAAGAATTGTTGTTAGCATTAAATCTAAAACAAATGCTTTAGGAAAATCTGTAGGTGAACGTAGAGTTACAGCACACATAGACAAAAAAGCTGTTGATTTAGGTAAAGAAAAAATAAAGATTCCTACTCAGGTCAAAGAAGCGTATGACCCACTTGTAAGAGATAAACTAAATAAACTTCTCGATGATTTAGGTGTAGCACACGAACGTAAAGTTAAATTAAAAGGTGGTGAGTTTGGGCATTCTGAAGTAGAAAATCCAGTTATAAGAACAGCTGCGGCAACACCAGAAGACACTATTTTACACGAAGCTGGTCACCAAATGGACCGCAAATATGGCATTGGTAAAAGAATCTTTGGCAACAAAAATGACATGGTTCTTAAAGCTGAAATTAACAAAGCACAAAGACTTATTAATGAAGAGAAGATTAAAGCTAAACCAAATACTAAATTAATTGAGCAAATGGATGCAAAGATTAAAGAAAACGAAAAGTTTTTAAAGCATCTTGAAGAAGGACGAGCATTAGCATTAGAACGAGTACCTGGCGGACCACAAAACGTTACAAAGAGTTATAAAGCATATTTGCATAGCACCGAAGAAAAGGTAGCAGTATTATTCCAAGCATGGATGCGTTCACCTGATATATTTAAAGAGAAAGCTCCAACACTTTACAAAGAGTTTAAGCAGTTCTTAGGTGAACAAGAAACTACCAAACAAGTATTAAATATTAAACCATCTTTACAAAAAACTTGGGGTATTGTTGGTAGACCGCAATTACAACAAGGTGAGTTTATAGATAAAACTGGTAAAAGTTGGCAGATTCAAGAAGCTACAGCAAAAGAAATTGAACAACACACTAACACCGAGTATTACAAAAACCCTATTGTTTCAGCAGCGTTAGATTACCTAAGTACCAGAAGTACTGAGCGAGCCACACAATTAATCAACCAATGGAAACTAGACCCTAGTTTTAAAGATGTAGCATTAAAAATGGGTGATGGTCCAAAGCCACCTAAGTGGAGAGTTGTGGATGCACCACAGTTCCAAGGTTACTTTTTTGAGCCACACACAGCCGATATACTGGACGATTTTACAAAAGTTATGTCTAATGACCCATTAAAAGCATTTGGCATAATAAACCGTTTATTTAGAGACGCTATATTCTTTAAACCACTTACTCACCCACTTAACATTGCAGCATTCTCAGTATTTGATAGAGGACTTACAAGGTTATTAATACCATCATCGTATGGAAGATTAGTTAAAAGTGGTGTGCAAGCTATTGTATCTGTAATGAAAAAAGACGAACTATATAGAAATGAGTTACGTCATGGCAGTGCATTGCAAGCTACTAACCGAGAACTACTAACTAGAAGTATAGTTAATATGATGGACCGACAGTTTAAAGACCCTACCGTACTTCAAAAAGTAGCAGACGCACTAGGTTACGTTAATCCAATGTACCTAGGTAAAATGATTCTCAAACTTAACCATAGCGTAGCATTTAACATTGGTGACATGCTTACTTTACAGCGTGTGTTAGAAAGAAGAATGGAAGGCCAAGGGTTTGAACAAGCTATTAGAGAAACTTACAAAGTTATGCCTGATTATCGGTTGCCTGCAAGAGTATTAGGTAGTAGAAACTTAAAAAACTTTATTGGTAACCCAAACCTTTTTATATTTACACCTTATCACTATGATGTTCTTAAAGCATGGGCTAACCAAGTCAGAGACATAGTTTCAAAAGATAGTTCTATAATTAATAAAGCAGAAGCATTCGATAGATTAATTATGGCTGGATTAGTTATGTTTGTTGCTTACCCAGCTGCAGATGACCTTTCTAAAAAAATATTTGGTAAAAACGCATCAGCAATACGTTCAGGTATATTCTCATTACCGAGCGATATATATGACATGGTTGAAGGTAATAAAACACCAGCACAAGTTGCAGCTAAAAATCTTACACCTGCTATCGGTACTCAAGGTGTGATAAATGTATTAAATAACAAAGATAGTTTAGGCAGACCAATACTTAATACTTACGATATTATGAATCGTCCAGGACGTGCTGTTAAAGAAGTACCTGGTGAAATTGGAAAATACATTTCATCTATTTATTCCCCTGCACAAACTGCTCAAGAAGTAACAGGTGGTAAAGGTGGAGCGACAAAAGTAGGAGCAAGTTTCTTTAATGTACGAATTGCATCAGAAGCAAGCAAAAACTTTACAGAAACAGCAAATCTATTAAATGATGTTAAGAATGGTAATTACACAAACCTACAGTCAGCAGCCAAAGCATTAGGTGTAGATTTAAGTGCATTCCCAGAAAACTACGGACCAAATGAATACAATAAATACTTAGCTATACACCCACAAAATACTATGGACATTAATGGTAAAAAAGTACTTGTACCTTATGACCCATTAAATGACCAAGCTAAATTAAAGAACTACACAGAGGTTAATCCAAATGACCCAACACAACGTGTATTATCATTAGCTTTCTTAATTGATTACGCACGCAATCAAAAAGATTCAGGTTACCCTGCTGGACCACTATTCAAACTTAATGGTCAGGGTGTAGATACTGGTGGACGACCTGTACCTAAACCATTAGCTGCTATGGAATATGATGCACTTGTAGCAGGAGACCCACAAAAACCTGGTATGTTACAAGCTAACCCATGGCTTAAACAATACGAGCAAGATAAGATTACATTTAATTCAAATTACGAAAACAATATGAACACGTACCTTAAATCATTAGGGTATAACCAAAATGGTATTAATGATTATTGGAATAATCACCCACAAGCACCAGACCCATTATTACCAATAACACCTGATTCTAAGACGCAACAAATATTAAACATATATAATGGTATGTCAGACCCTGGCATGAAATCTTATTTCTTATCACAGAATATGGACGTCCTTAATCCTTATTTTGATAAGCAGGCACTACATATTAATCAAGTTAGATTAGCAAGTGGTCAAGAAGCACTACAAAATTATCCACAAGCTAGCGATAGAGTTACAGCTTTACTAAATGCTATGCCTAAAGGTACTGATTCAGAATCTAAAGCAGCAAGAAGCCAAATGATAAACAGCAACGCTGATGTTAGGCAATATCTTGCAGACGTTGCATTGTATGAAACATCTAAAGGTTTATCAGAAAACATGTACGTAAACCCATCTGTACCAACAGCATCACAAGGTGATTTACTTAACATGAACACAGAAACTAACCAGCGTACTATGGCAGGTATAGCTTCATTAGCTAACTACGACATAGGTAAAAATGCAGAAGGCCAATATGCTTATTTATCAGGTGGAAACTTACCATCAGGTTATACAGGAGTAGGTAAGGCAGTAGGTAGTAGCACTAAACAAAAACGTGTAATCATAAGAAAACCTAAACCTGTTCGTGTAAAAACTAACGTCAAATTAAAACGACCACCACATCAAAGAAGAATTAAAGTAAAGCGAACCAAAGTTAAAGGTTTTAAACAAAAATGATTAGACAATTATTAGAAAAAAATGGTATAATACAAGGGATTGCATCACAGCATAGCTGAGGCATCTCTATCTGAGATGTCTTTTTTAATGTAAAAGGAGAAATAAATGGCAATAACAGTTACAAACCCACAATCAATACAAGACAACACACAAAGAGTTGTTGATGTACAAAACAATACAACAGGAGATTATGAAGTATTAAATGCTACTGAATGTTCATATAGTTATTTAACTTCAGGTACATATTTTTTAAAAACTGGTCCTGGAATCTTACACACAGTATCAATTCTTGGTGCTAAAAGTACTAGTCCAATTTCTATTTATGATAGTTTAACTGGTTCAGGAACTTTAATTGCACAATTTTCTACTGGTGCTCAAGCTGTAACATTTACTTTTGATGCTAAGTTTAATACAGGTTTAACAGTAGTAGTACCATCAGGTGACACAATTACCATAACTTACCTATAGGAGTAAACCATGGCTAACACTAGCCCAATGACATATCAACAAATTATTAATGCCATACAACTACAAACGTTGAATGACCCAACTCCTCCAGCCGTAGGTTCACAGGAGTACAACATTTATGTGGGCATGATTAGAACACTAGCTATTCCTACGTGGGAAAACGAGCGTGGTGTTATTTGGGATGAACTTTGGGTAAATCAACCAAATTATTACACTATAGCTGCTACTCCTTCTACTACAACTACACCAATAAACATTCCACTTCCTAGTGATTTTAAGTTTATGTATGGTGGAACTATTTGGCTTACATACCCTGGTTCTACCAACGCTAGTGAAAACGTACGTTCTTTTAAACTACAAAAACTTCCTAATTTAGAACTTAATCCACGAAATAACCAACCAGAGTTTTATGTAACAGGTAATCCTGTAACAGGTTACAACTTAGTATTAGGTTGGTATCCACAAGTTGGTAGTGCTGAAATAGGTGCTACTATATCTTTCCGATATTACAAGTTTGCTAACATACCAGACGTAACAACTTCAGGAGTATTGCAAAACCCTTATGATATTCCTGAAATGAGCGACCCTAACTTTATTATTTACAAAGTATCTGCACAAGTTTCTGCTAACAACTTTAATACTACTCTTTACCAAATTATGGAAGACAAAGCTAATTATTCTTTATTAAACATGCGTATGGGACAAGAAATGAGTGCCAATTTCCAAGACGATTACATAAAAGATGTAGACGGATTACTTGGTTATAGTTCTTATTTGCCAAACCGTTACAATAGTGGTTTCTGGACCAACAATGGTACAGGCTACATATAGGAGGTTAAATGCCAAGTAAAACTACAAAAGTTAAAGCAGGTAACATTAAAAGTTACGAGCAAATTATTGGTGGACAAGGTAACCAGTCTAACTGGAGACCTGGTGTAATTTCATTTGTTAATGAAGACCGACTTCCTTTAGGTGCAGTTGTTCAAGCTAAAAACTTAATGATGACACAAGACGGTGTATGGGCTACACGCTGGGGTTCTAACAACTATGGAGCAGCTTATACAGGTCCAGTAACTGGAATAGTTGATTGTGCTACATTTAATACAACTACAGGTAAAGCAACAACATATATAATAATTGTTGATAATGGTATTTTAAAATATTCAAAAGATGGTGGCCCATGGACAACAGTAACAAACTCGACTACAACTACAGGAAGCGGTAATCATTTTGTATCTACTAACCAGTACACAACTACACTTGCTTCAGCTATAACAACCACTACTGCAACTACAATAACTGTAACAACAGCTTCAGCATTACCTAGTTCAAACAATTACTACATAACTATAGATAATGAACAAATGTATGTTACCTCAGGAGCTGGTACAACTACACTTACAGTTAAACGAGCAATTAATGGAACTACGGCTGCAACGCACACACAATACACATTAGTTAAATCTGGTGACCAAGTATGGACTCAAATGCTTCAATACCAAAACAAAGTATTAGTAACTAATGGTGTAGATAATTTTGGTTATGTAGACCTTACAACTTCACCATTTAGTTGGGTATCAATAAGTGCAGTAGCAGCACCAACTATTCCTGCAACAACTAACTATTCACCTACTGGTGTACCTTTAGGATTTGGTAGTGGTGTTACAACACATAACACAGCTACTACACAAAATGCCCTTAATTATTATGTAACTGCAGTAACTAAAAATGGAGAAACAGCACCAGCTGCATTTCCTACTGCATATTCTATTCCTGCACGTACCAACTGGTGGAACACAAACACTTCCACTTATTCTACATCAACATACATAAACCTTACATGGAATGCTGTTAATGACTCAAACGTAATAGGTTACAATCTTTATTTAGCAGACACTTCAGCAGGTGTAGCATATTATTTAGACAACATTGCACAACCAGGTACATATTCTGGAGGAGCTACAGTAAGTTACACAGATTATGGCGACCATGATGTAAATGATTTTATTATTGCACCCATTACAGACACTACAAATGCACCTAAGTTTAATTGGATGGCTATATCTGATAACAGATTATGGGCTATAGGTGACCCTAACAATCCTAACCGACTTTATTGGGCAGGAGCACAGCTTCAATACGCACTAGGTTTTTCACCTTTTGTTGGTGGTGGTTGGGTAGATATTAAACCTGGTACAGCAGACACGCCTAGATGGGTAGGACAATTTAGGGATGGTAAAGGTACGCCTATGACCACTATTCTATTATCAGAACCTTCAGGGTATGGTTCAGTATGGCATTGTCAATTAACGGCTCAAAACATATCTAATATACTAGTAACTGTACCGACACTTGTTCAAGCTATGCAATCGTTTGGAACTACAGCCCCTAGGAGCGTTGTACAGACCCTACAGAACGTTTACTATTTCTCACCTGGACCTGCAGGCTTTTATTCAAATGGTAGCGTACAAACGCTTTATAACGTGCTTGCTACTAATGAAATAAGTTTGGTAATTCGTCCAGACTGTAAAGAAATTACATATAGTGCAATTCCTGGTATGGCTGGTATAGAGTTTGATAAAAAAATCTTTTGGTCAGTCCCATATGGAGCTACAACTAACAATCAAATATTTGTATACGATACAGCGAAACAAAACTGGAATCCATATGCTTTTGATTTTGGTGTTAATCATTTTTTTAAGTACACAGACAATTCAGGAATCCTTAGATTACTAGCTGTACAAACTAATCCAGTAAACGGCAATTTTTTGATTGAAATAAGTTCTAGTTTTGCTGGAGATAATGGTATGCCTTTTGATACTCACATTCAAACTGGTCTTATACATGTTAGCCCAGACCACATTAAGTTTGCAAACATACAATACGCATATTGGGAATTAGGTTCACCACAAGGACAAATACAGTTAGCGTTTTCTGGTACAACTAAAAATGCACCGTTATCTAATTTAGCCACGTATTCGTATGTAGCTGGTAGTTCAGCAGACAACGTAGGATTTTCTAGTTTTGCATTTAGTACATTAGCTTTTTCAGCTGTTGCTACAGCACCATTGCAAGTTACAACATTAGCTGATAAGAAACGTGTGCGTGTAACTAAATTACTTAACAACTGGGAAGCGGAGATTCATACAAATACATTAGATGCTCAATACACATTTAACCAATTAGTAGTTAAAGGTTTTATGATACCTACACAAGACCCAAATGCTTGGATTTTAAACTAATGTGTATTTTTAACCTTATTTGTGATATAATAACTAAGAACACTCAGTACAGAGTTACAGGTGCTCCTTTGTCGGAGTACCTTTTTATTTAGGAGAAATAAATGGCAGCAGCAAATACAGATTTAGTACGAAACGCAGCACCGAACTTTGCAACCGCTTTGACTAGCTCAATGCTATCAAGTGATACAAGTATGACGGTAGCTTCAACAACAGGGTTACCAACAGGAACTGCTGTTACTTTAGTTATTGACGCAACCGACCCTGTATCTGGAGCATCTACACCTACTCTTAAAGAAGTTGTTACAGGTGTAGTAACTACTTCAACTAATATTGGAAACCTATTACGAGGTAAAGACGGCACTACAGCACAGGCTCACACATCAAACGCTAACGTAACAATGTGGATTACTGCTAACCTATGGAATGATTTCCAAAGCTCTTACTTAGCACAGCACACTCAAGCTGGTTACCACACTGGATTATCTAACACTGGAGGAATGAATAACTCTGGTGGATTTACCACTGACTCTATTACTGTATCTGGTACAGCTACAATTCCTACATTAGGTAACACTGCAGTATCTGGAACACTATCTGTATCTGGAGCTACAACCCTTACAGGAGCTTTAACAGCTAACGGTGCTACCACTTTTAATAATGCTGTAGCAGTAACTCCGACTTCAACAACTTCTGGTGCTACTATTACTCCTACACTTACTTCAACCATGTATATCGTATCTGCATTAGCTGTAGGTGCTACGATAGCCGCTCCAACTGGTACACCAACAGATGGGCAAACATTAATAATTAGGATTCGTGATAACGGAACTAGCCAAACATTAGCATGGAACTCTGTGTACAATGTGATACAAGTCACACTTCCAACTGCTACAACAGCTAGCAACACTCACTACATTGGATGCAAATATAATGCAGCTACATCCAAATGGGATGTACTTAGCGTAGCAAGGGGTTAATAGATGGCAACCTCTGGTTCATTTTCAGGTTCAGCTTTCACTATTGGAGGTCAATCCAATAACTACATTTTTACTAACTGGCAATTAGCTGGTCAGAACACAAGTGGTAATTATTCAACCATTAACTGGCAAACATATTTTCACTTTAACGGTGCAGATGCTCAGCTAAATAATGGTTACACCAATTCCAACGCAGGTATGCTTTGGCAGAACACAGGCTTAGTACATAACTATGCAGGTGTATATACTGTTAGGGACATAGCGTTAGCTTCTGGTACGTTTACAATAGGTCATGATGCAAACGGTAACCAGACTTTAAACTTAAGTAATTCAATAGACATTTACCAAACAGGTACTTCATCTGGTTCTGGTTCATGGGCACTACCTCGTATTCCATTAGCCCCTGGTTTACTAAACATGACAGTAGACAGCATTACGACTCAATCAGCAAGATTAGGTGCAGAAATTACAAGTTATGGTCATGGTACAACTGCAAATCTTGAAATGTTCTATAAATTACATACCGATTCAGGATACACAAGTTTAGGAATACAAGCTGACGCAGCAGGATACAACTATTGGTCAGTTACAGGATTACAACCTGCTACGTTATATGACTACATCTGTAACGTAACCAACAACAATGGAGATTTCGCACAATTCTCATCACAATCATTTACAACTTTAATAAATAATTCAATGCTAACAATGGATGTATTCTAAGAAAGGAACAATATGGATTATAAAAAATTAACACTTGAAAAAAAAGCTAAACCCAAAAAGGTCATGGGCAAAGTTATACCAAAGATTAAAATTAAATCAGATAAAAGACCTAAATCATTAAGGAGTTATTAAATGGCAAGTAGAGGTGTCAAACCAGCTACTAAATCGGACAAAATAATGAGTAAACGACACATTAAAGCTGGAAAAAAATTACTCAAAATGTCCGAAAAATATAACAAGAAACATATGGAAGACCACAAAGTTGAACTTATGAGGGTGAGGAAAGCAATGAAGTCAAAATATGTTACAACAAGAAGTAAATAAGAAAGGAACTCATTAATTATGGGACAACAAAGTAAGTTCGTATCAGGTGGAAAGATTGGTCAAAATATTGCACCACTTCCAAACCCATACAACGCAGAAAAAGCTGGTGGAGCAAGAAAAATATCCACAAGCAAGGGTGCATCAAGCACTGGTAAAGTAGCACGACCTGGTGACCACATGGGCACACAGAAGATTAGCACACACAACGACATAAACGCATTTACACGTGGTATTAAAAGTCGTGGACCATACGGTGGACCTTCATTCGCAAGCCTTAACCACTACGGTAAAATGGCTCGAACTGGTAACACTTCAAGTGTTTCTCAATTCCAAACTCCCTCAGGTGGCGGAATGGGTAGCACTGTAATGACACAAAAAATGTACGGTGGTTCATACAACGACCCTATGAAAAGCAACCCTGCAGGCAGCAACAAGGCTAATAGAACTGCAACAACAATACGTGGTGGTTCTAGTAAACGTGGCGGTGGTTCAAGCAAAGTAGGAAGCGGAAGCAACTTTACTGGCAAATCAGCACAAATGGCACGAGCAGGAAAAAGCAACAAAGACGGCAGTGGCTACATGGCTTCTGTTAGAAAAGGTAAGTAATATGCCAGCTAAATCTTTCAAAGGCAAAAGTATGAAACCAGGTGGTGGTGGACGATTCGCTAAGATGGTAGCATCTGGCAAATCCCCTGCACTTGCAGCATATATTGGAAGAAAAAAGTATGGAGCTAAAAAAATGGCTTCATTTTCTGCACAAGGAAAGAAAAAAGCAGGAAAAAAGTAACATGACACAGCGTGAAACTGAAAGACTAGCTATAGTGGAGGCAAATCAAAAGAATATGAGTGATAATTTAGAAGAGATTAAACAAGACATTAAAGAACTTAAAACTATGATGTATGATGTTAAACAAAACTATATTACCAAAAACACAGCTCGTTGGATTACTGGCATCATTATATCTATATTTACAGCTTTCATTTACGTGTGGGATGTTATTTTACGAGGTGGCAAATGAAAAAGTTTAATAACTGGTTAGCAATTAAAATCACATCTGGAGTAGCCACAATGTGGTGTGCATACATCTTTGCTATATTAGCCATGCTAGGATTTCCTACACATGGCAAAGCACAAGACTATGTCCAATGGATTAGCCAAACCTTTATTCAACTTACTATGCTATCTGTAATTATGGTAGGTCAAAACTTACAAACTAGAGAATCTAAAAAAAGACACGCTGAACATATAAAACACATTAATAAGATACATAAACACTTAGGAGTAAAAGAATGAAAGTAAGCACACAAGCTCCACAGATTCAGAATGCTATTCGTGGCAACACATACATTCTAAACATACCTGTATATCAGTCTGACGGTGTTACACCATTTAACTTAACAGGAGGGACAGTTTACTTTACCCTTAACAGTTCTGCTACTCCTCCAGGTGATGGTACTGATGCTTCAGCTGCTATAAAGAAACAGGTAAGTTCGTTTATCACCCCAAGTGGTGGAACGTACCCAAGCCAGGCTCAAATCCTACTTGCTAACACTGACACATCAGGTTTGAACCAAGGAACATATTACTATGACGTTCAAGTAAAGGACGCTTCAGGTAACATAATATCGCTGCAATCTAATACTTTTACAGTAATAGATGACATAACAACAAGAACAACATAAGGAGAAAAAATATGGATTCACAACCAATAGAAGCAACTATCGTAAATGATGTTGTGTCCGTAGAAATCCTAGCTGGTCATCCAGAAGGATATGTAGACGGAAACGGTGAAACTATTGTCGCCGATTTAGACGACAAAGGTAACGTAATAGGCTGGCACAAAGAACCAGCAGGAGGAGTTAACTAATGGCATCAACAGTATCATGGTCCGAATATAACGGAGCAACCCCAACAATCACAGGTTCTAGAACTGAAATGAACCTAAAGAATATAGATGACAGCACAACTGCTTACTCATCTAACCCAATCACTGCAGGTAACAACAGTTTTACTAAGTACCAATCAGCAGTACACGCAGGCACATACAACACACTATCTGCAGCTTCATACACAATGAGCGTAGCAGGTGGAAGCCTTGGAACAGGTCTAACATTAGTAGGTGGAGTTAAGACTAGTTACACAACTCCTGCAACAACAGCAAGTGGTGACTCAACAGTTACTACTTCAGCTATGACTGCAAACTTTAACTCAAGCTCAACAGGTGTAGGTACTGGAACATCTACTTACACTACAGCTGGTGGTGTATATGTAAACCCACTACGACTTCAGCTTCAAACAACTACAAGTGCAGTTCCTGGTGACACTACATCAGAAACTATCACTTACACTTGGACTGAAAGCTAATAGTAACTAAGCCTTAAATGGCAGGGAGAAAGCAATACAATGCCCCACAATGCAATAGAAGCAGAATACAAAGATGGATTCGTTCTTAACGAACAAAATCAGGATGATAAATCCTTTTACGAAGAAGGACGAAACACCTTCTATGATATTTTAAACAAGCTACCAGAAACCGAACATGGTCCTATGGTACGCTTGTCTTTGCATGTTCCAAATAAGCGTATAGACATAGATTGGACATCAGTTCCTGACAACGCTAAACCAATTAGATTTAAGACCTACGCAATAGAAAGAAACTTTGCGACAGGTGAAACATCAGACCCTATGCTACAAAAGATAGTGTTTGGTTATGAGTATTTAGACCCAAAAACAAAAATGAATGTACAGAAAGTTCAAGAAATTAAATGATTAACTTAAGAGGCAGTAACACTTTTTCAGTTAGTTCAACTAGCAACTCTCCAGGATT